GGCACGTGCGCCCGATCCCGGGCGGTGACAGCGCGCACCGCATCCTCGAGGCGTTCGGGGCCGACACCGCCGCCCGCCTCGGGCTCGCGGCGGGCATCCCCCGATGAGCGGGGGCCAGGGGGCCGGGCCCCCGCTGGCCCCCCGCCGAGTGACCCCCGACTTGACCCCCAAACTAGGCGGCACGGGGCGGCATTGTGCGGTGAACGCCCGTTCGTTTCGTGCTCGGAGCGGCACCCTGCGGCACCCCTGCCGTTACCCGCTTGGTCGCAGGTTCGAGTCCTGCCGCCGGAGCCATTCCCCGAACGATTGACCCCCAGGCGGGTAGGAGCGGGGGCCGAATGACCCCCGAGTTGACCCCCGAACTCGGCGGCAACCTGCGGCAATGTCAATCTATGGATCGGGCGGGATTCCTAGGTTTAGTCAGCTGACAAACCCTACGGTTTCGCGAGGTTTTGTCAGACGGCAGGCTCGACGGGCGCGGGCCACGTCTCGGAGAGCGCCTCGATCCACTCCGCATCGCGCTCCCGCCGCACCGCCTCGGAGTCCTCACCGCCGCCCGGGATCGGGCGGAGGTTCTGCGCATCGTTGCCGTAGCAGGCGAGGAGAATGTCCTCATCCGGCTCGGGCCGACTCCACACGATGAGGCGCGTCCGGGTGCCGCCCGGGGTCACCCCGCCACAGGGCGAGGTGAACGTGCCCGATCGCTCGGCCTGCACCGTCGTGCGCCGCGTGCCGTCCAGGTTGAGCACCTCGGCACCCTCCTCGAGTTCGAGGAGCGCCGCGCTTGCATCGGTCACCACTACATCGGCCATTGCCTCACCTCCGCCTGCCCGACTCAGCGCGAAATGGATCCCGCTCGAGAGCCGCTCGGCCCATGCCCGGATCGATCCCGGGCTCGCCCACTGCCAGCCCGACGTCACGGGATCGCTCCACAGCCACGAGCCCGCGGAGTTGTCCTCGGGCCCGATGGCGCAGGCGTGCGAGCCCGTGAAATCGCCCGAGCCCGGGCAGTCCCCCTCACCCTGAATCACGATCGCCCGCCCGTCGCGGTGAGCCGACTCGACTGCCGCCCACCCGGAGCCCGAACGGATCGAGAGCGAGTACCCGCCGCGCGCCGCCCAGGCATCCGCGAGATCCCCGAGATCCGTGCCGCCGCTCATGTCGGGCTGCCCCGAATGGCGGAGGTGCCCGCCCCAGGGCGAATCGTCATCGCCCGCGTAGTGCGCCTCATAGGCGTAGGCGACGGCGCCCGCGCTCATCGTGCAGTTCGCCCACCCGTGATCGGTGCCCGCGCTCGAGGGCTCTCCACCCCCGGGCTCGGCGGGATCCTGCCCGGGATCCTGCGGGCGGTGCGCGGGGCGCCATGCGCCCCCGGTGTCGATCTCGGGCACCGCGGTGATCCGATCGGGGCGCCGCTCACCATCGCGCGGCACCCGGATGAGATCCGCGAGGATGGGCCACCCGCTCATAGCAGGAGCGCCGCGGCGAGGAGCCCCACCCCGACCGCGACCGCGAGCATCGGGGGCGAGGCGCCCAGGAGATACGCCGCGACCGCGAGGGCGAGGGCGAGGATCGCGAGGATGCGGCGCAGCGTGTCGCGCTCGGTCATCGAGGGAACCGGAGCACGGCGAACGGCGATGAGGTGAGGATCGTTGCCGTGCCCCCGGCGTTCGCCTTGCCCGCCCGCACCTCGATCGTGTGATTGCCCGCGGCGTACGTCTGCGCGTGAAAGAGGGGTGTGCTCGATCGCCCGGTGGTCGTGGGCGAGAGCCGAAAGTTGGAGTTGCGGGTGAGCGCACCGTCAACGTAGATCCCCACGGTCACGAGCCCCGGATCGGCCGCCGAGATATCGATATCGGCAATGCCGACACACACGAACAACTCCTGTTGCGTCGAGTTCGCCGCGATCGACATCCCGGGGATGAGCACCGCGGCGCCCTGGGGTACGGGGAACTGCGCCGATGGGGTCACGACCCCCGTATTGAGCGGGTGCGCCTTGAGCACCGCCTCGATCGCGAGCCCGAGCGAGCCCATCGCGTTATCCCCGTCCATGACGCGATCGGTGCCCGCGGGGTAGGGGAACCCGTAGGTTGGGGTATTCGGCACGGTGCTACTCCTCTGCTATCCCGCCCAGGTGTCCCAGGACGTCGCGGCGGGCACTTGGTCCCACCGCAGCGAGGCGGGCACGTCATGCCACCGCCCGCGCGCCGTGGAGGGCGGCAGGCATCGGATCGTGTCCCAGGTGTAGCCCGCGCCGATCGTGTCCCAGGTGATCGCGGGGTCCACGACGTCCCACCGCGGCGGAGTCTGCGAGCGGCAGAAATCCGACGTCGCGAACTCGATGAGCCATGAGCCGACCCCCGAGCCGTCCTCGGCGGGCTCGAGCGTCTCGGTCCACCCCTCGATGAACACGAGCGCCGAGGTGTACGGGGAGCCCGCGGGCATCCCGGTCACCGAGGCGAGCGCGTGCATCTCGAGCCCCAGGAGCGCCGCGGAGAGCCCGGGGGTCGTGATCCACTCGAGCGCCATCCGGAGCCCCTCGAGGATCCACACCGGCTCCGCCTGCCGCGTGACGGTGTACGTCGCCCGGTTGGTCGCGGCGCCCGCGTTCGCGAGTTGCGTCGAGAGCGAGGCGGCGAACGTGCCCCGGGCCGCGATCGAGGCGGGATCGGTGTAGCGCACCTCGGGTTGCTCGCCCCCCGCGGGGGTGGCGCCGTAGCGGATCCGGACGTCATTCACGAGCCCCTCGAGGGAGCGTTTCCACACGAGCGAGCCCGGGAGATCGCAGGCGCCCAACTCGAGCGCGATCGGCGCCGTGCGGCGATGCTCCACGTCGGCATAGAGCACAGCGCCGTCTTTCGCCTGCCACACGATCCCATCGCCCGCGATCGCCGCATCGGTCGCGACGTCGAGCGCCGGTTGCGCGTCAACGTCGCGGGCGAGCACCGCGATGTACCCGGGATCCGTCCGGGCGGCATCGGTCGGCACCCCCGCGAGCCCGATGATCCGATTCACCCGGGTGCCGTCGTTCTCCTCGGGCCAGGGCGCATCGCCCACGACCTTGCGGCCCATGTCGGAGAGCGCGCCCGCCGCGATGAGTTGCGGCAGCGGGGTATCGACGTCCTCCCAGGCGACCCCGAGATCCGTCACCCGCCCCGCGAACCGGGGGTACGCGGTGCCGCCCAGGTGGGCGGTGACGGTGACCGCGGTCCCGATGTCCACTCCTGCGGGGATCGGCCCCAGGAGATCGAGCGAGGCAACCGAGGCGACGGGCTGCGAGCCCGGGTCATCGCGCCCATGGCGGATCGTGCCCGACACGACCGCACACGTCTGATCGGTGCCCGCGAACGCGACGGTGACGGTCGGCAGGGTCATCCGAGCGCGCCCCCGGTGAGGAGCGGCGAGGAGCGGCCCGTCCGCATCGAGGAGCCCGCGAGCACTCGGCGCACGGCCCGGGCGGTCCCCTCGGGATCGATCGCGCCGTAGACGTTGACGGTGATCCCGCTCGAGGCGGCGGGTGCCGCGAACGGGCTCGCGCCGAGGGTGCCGACCCCGGGCCCGGTCGGCGCCGAGAGCCCGCCGATGAAGGGGAGTTTGATCTCGGGGAACTTGATCTTCGGGATCTTCTCGAGGAGCCGCCCGATCCAGGCGATCGCGTTCTGCACCCAGGTGACCACCCGCACGAGCGCGTTCGCGACGGTGCCGAGCGCCCGGGCCATGAACCCGAGCGCGCTCGCGAGGAGCCGCACGAGCGGGATGAGCACGGGCAGGAGCGCCGAGATCAGGGTGCCGAACGCCTTGAGCACGGGCAGGAGCGCCGGGATGATCTCATCGAGGATCGGCAGAAAGGTCGCGCCGATCGTCTCGGTGAGTTCATCGAACGACTGCCCGACTCGCTCTTGCTGCCCAATCGTGGAGTTGGCGTACCGAGTCGCCTGCCCCTGCGCGAGCCGTTGCGCGTTGCGGAGGGTGTCGGTCGCGGTTTTGCCTTTCTCGATCCCGGGCAGGAGTTTTCGGAGCGCCCCGTCATTGCCCGCGTACGCCTTCGATACCGCCTTGCTCGCAGTCTCGAGATCGACGTTCGCGGCGCGGGCGACGTCCTGCGCCGTCGTCATGAGATCCGTTGCTTTCGACACCGAGCCGGTCGCCCGGACCAACGCTTCCATGCCCTTGCGGACGTCGGTATCGGTGAATGCGAGATCCTGCCCCGCGGCGATCGCCGCGTTGAGCTGCGTCTCCCAATCGCCCACCGCGGCACCCGAGGCGATCACCGCCGCCTCGAGGTGCGATTGCTCCTCGCGATCCTCCGCGGCAGCCTGCGTCATGCCGATGATCGCGGTTGTCGCGACTCCCACGACCCCCGCGACCGCCGCGACCTTGACCGCGGTGCTCCCGAGGATCGAGCCGAGCCCGCCCGTCGAGACGCCTGCGGAGTCGAGCGACTTGGTGAGGCTCGAGGCATCGCCCAGGATGCGCACGAGCATCTCGAGGGCCATCGCCTAGCCCCTCCGCCGCCGCGGGCCCGTCTGCGCCTGCGCCCGGGCGACGTTGAGGCGGGCGTGCGCCGCCTCGGACTCGAGCGCGGCGCCCCAGGCGTTCACCTCCGCGAGCGAGAGGAGCCGCGCCTCACGCGGCGGGAGCCCGGTCATCCGCGCGACCCCGACGATGAACGCCGCCCGGACGGTTGCCGCGTCCGCGCCCGGGCGGGGCGAGGGTCCACCGCACCCTCCCCGACTACCTCGATCCGCCACGAGCGGCGCACCTCCTCGAGCGTGAGGGCGGGCTCCGCCTTGCGCCCGATGATCCAGGCGATGACCACCGCGACATCGAGCCGCGGTTTGCCCGGGCGGGCGAGCACCTTGAGGAGATCCGCGGGCGAGGCATCGAGCGCCTCGGCCATATCCGCGACGTCGCCCACCGAGAGGAGAGTCGCGGGATCCAGGCGGGCGAAATCGAGAACCGCGGTGCGGGTGGGGTGAGCCGTCGCGATCGCGGCGAGATCGATCGGCTCGCTCACGCTGCCGCCTCGGCGGGCTCCTCCGCCGTCCTGCCGACCGGGGGCGCCGTGAGGAGTTCGGGCTCCCCGCTCACCGGGAGCGAGACGTCGAACTCGGCCCACACCTCAGCCTCACCGCCGTAGGTCGGTTGGATCGCCTGCACCGTCATGCGGTAGGCGGGCTGCGACTCGCTCGGCGCGACCCCGGCGCCGTGCGCCTGAAAGATCGCCTCGATGCCCGCGACCCCGTTATGGTCCGCGAGGTAGCGCGCGAGCCCGACCGAGAGCGCGGTGCCGTCCCAATCCTGCACACCGATGAGGTGGAGGGTGTACGTGCTCGCTTTCTGGCGGGTCATCGAGCCCCCGGCGCAGAGCGTCACGTAGGTGACCACATCGCCCGCGGCAGCCTCGAGCGTTGCCGCGTGAACGTTGCAATCGAACTCGACGGGGCCGCTGCCGTCATCGAGGGTGAGCGAGATCTCCTGCATATAGAGCGGGGCCATTAGGGGGTACCTCCTGTCGCGGCGATCCTGTCGTTGAGCCATGCGGCATACGTCGGTTCCGCGGCGGTGCTCATCGCCTCGAACCCCGCCCGCATGAAACGCTGCCCGGTCACGTAGCGCGTGCCGAACTCCTGCGCGGGGCCGTACTCGATCGAGTTCGCGAGACTGACCCCGTGCTCATCCACGCGCTCCTCGATGCCCGCCGAGAGCGCCCCGGTGAGCACGGGCACGCGAGCCCGGGCCGCCTCGATCCCGAGATCCCCGAGCCGTTGCGACGGCAGCGCAACGCTCGAGGTGTCGCGCTCGAGTTGCGAGAGGGCCGCGGTGACGCGCTCCTCCCCGATCACCTCGAGGCGGGGCGCGGTCACCGCGACACCTCGAGCGCGGTGTTCTGCCGATAGACGGGGGTGCCCCCGATCGAGTCGGGCTCGCGGCCCGCGGTGATCCCGAGCCAGCGCGCCCCGGGCAGCGCGTCGATCGCCGCTCTCACCCCGTCCGCGAGCGCGTCGAGTTCATCGAGCGCGGTTGCCGATTCCTTGCTCACCGCGGCGATCACCTCGAGGCGGGTGATCTCGAGGCAGCCCGTTCGCGATGCGACCGAATCGGGGCGCCTGCGGTAGTCGGGGCGCCCGGGCGCGATCGCGAGAAACGGCACCCCCGACTCGCGCGGCAACTCCGCGAACGCGGGCACCCCGGGCACGTTCGCCTCGAGGAGATCCCGCAACTCGTGACGCACCCCCATGACTCACGCCAGCCCGAACCGCAGGCGATAGCCCAGGAGCATCGCGTCAACGTCGGGAAACGCGCCTTTCGAATACATCGGCACCTCGGAGGGCCCGCCGATCACCCCGAACGGTGACTTTGGATCCTGGTAGATCCGGACGGCGCACACCATCGCCGCGCGGCGGATCGCGGGCGGGTAGGGGAGCACGATCGTGTCGGCGCCGAGCACGGCCATCACGTAGGACGTCGCGGCATCACACGACTCCTGCACCGCCGCGAGATCCGTATCGACCGTCGCGGATCCCAGGGCGGTGCGGAGATCGTCCGGATCGCAGAGCGACACCGGGGCGCCTGTTACTTGCTCGAGCGCGTGCCGACGACCGGCGTTGACTTGACCAGCCCCGCGGGCAGGTAGATCCCGGTCGCGCCCATCGACCAAACGGCCCGGTTCTGGCCGAGTTTCGCGACGTCCTCGGCGGTCGCGATGAATGGCCCGTCCTCGGCCCAGGCTGCCGCCGAGGGGTTGCCGAACACCATCGAGTTGACGGGGAAGAACGGCGCCTCGATGACCGCCAGCCCGGACACGTTGATCGCGAGCGTCGATGCGGTCGCGGTGCCCGCGGCGTTCTGCGTGCCGTACGGGGCGGGCCAGAGCCCCGTCAATCCGCCCAGGTGGGCGAACACGTCGCTCGAGGCGAGGGCCGCGGATGCGGGCGCGCCCGTTGCCGCCTTGACCTTCTGCGATGCATCGAAGAACGCGGCGCGGACGGCATCCGCGGTCGCGGTGAGCCAATCGATCACGATGGTGCCCGTCGCGCCCCCGAGGAGATCCCCTTCGAACGCTGCCTCGGTCGTGAGGGCCCAGCCCGCGAGCATGATCCGCCCGTACGCCTCGACGTAGGACGGGCGCGAGCGGCGGATGAGTTGGTACGAAATGTCGGAGCCGCCCGCGAATGTCGAGATTGGCTCGGTGCCCCGCAGGAGATCGACGCGCACCGAGGTGATCTCGGTTTTCTCGGCGGTTTGCTTGCCCACGAGCGTCTTGAGATCGCCCGCGTAGTACGGCCACTCGAGGGCCATGCCCGTATCGCCCAGGGGCGAGGATCCGCCGAACGCCTGAATCGCCTCGCGCACCGCGGTGATGAGCCCGCGCACCTCTCCGGTGATCCCGTTTGTGACACCCGGGGAGTTCGTCGTGATCTGGTCCGCGAGCGCCCGGGCGAGGAGCACCGCGACCTCGGGATCCGCCTGCGCGGCGATGATGTAGTCGCCCAGGTTCGCCCACCGGGCGAGCGGCGCCGGGGCATCGGGACGCATCGAGCCCGCCTCAATGTGCGTCATCCGCTCGAGCATCTCGGAGCGCAGCGCGTCGAGCGCGGCGCCATTGTCGGAGGTGCGCTCGATGAGCGTGCCCGCGGGCGTCTCGACCGGCGCCACCGTCTCGACCGTCTCGGTTGTCATGTCCTCGGCTCCTCTCACCGCAAGTACCTCCGCGGACGCATACGCGCCGCGTTCCACGATTCCCACCCGCCAGAGATCGACGCGGGTTCGCTCGATGACCCCATCCGCCGCGGTCCGATGGGCTACGGGCATCGCGACAAGCGAGGCGCGGCGGTACACCCCATCGCGGACCAACTCGAGGAGTTCATCGCCCGCCCGGGTGCGACTCACCCGGAACGTCGCGAGGGGCCCGTCCTCGCGATCCTCGAGGGCGATGCCGCGCCCCGCGAGCATGACCCCAGGGTCGGCGCCGTGGGGCCCGATCGCCTCGAGGGTGACGTCCTCGGGGCGGGTGCCCCGGAACGCGCCGCGGATGAATCGCTCGCGCCCCTGCGGGGTATCGGCCACCTCACCCCAGCGCATGAGCCGAATATCGATGAGGCGTTGCTCCTCATCGCGCACGAGCACCTCGGCGCCCGTGAGTTCGCGGGTGATCGCGTCAGACTGCATTCACGGGTACCTCCTCGGGCACGGGCGGGGTCGGCATGAGCGCGGGCGGGATCCCGGGGTCGGCGTTCGATGCGGGCGCCCGCCCGAGCGAGCGCCGCACCTCGGGCAAGGTGTAGATCCCGGCGCCGAGCGCCTTGACCGCGGTGTCGATGAGTTCGGGCTCGGAGAGCCGGAACAACTCGGTGAGCGAGAAGCGCACCGCCTGCGTCCGCGGCAGGAGATCCGAGAGCCCCTCCTCGATCGGTGAGAGGTACTCGGGCTGCCCGGTCACGCGCATGAACGTGTCGAGCATCCCCGCGATGTTCTGGTAGGTGAGCGAGGAGCCGCCCAACTCCGCGAGGAGCAACTCCGCGGGCACGATCCCGAAGATTCGCGCCGTCTCGAGCACCCCGTTCCGGCGCGTCTCGAGGAGTTGCGCCGAGTCGGGGTTGCCGCCCGTCTCGTGGAGATCCCAGCCCGCGGGCAGGATCCCGGGCGAGCGCACGGCATGATTCGCGACCCACCGCGTTTTCGCCGCGTCTGCCTCGGCATCGGTGAGTTGGCCCGCGAACTTGAGCGTGACCGAGGGCACCCCGCCGTTATCGAAATAGTCGCCCGCGAACAACTCGGCGGCGAGGATCCGATCGAACGCGTCCGCGTTGACGTCGAACTTGGACGGGGTGAGCAACTCCTCGGGGCGCCGCCCGGGGAGTTCGATGTGCAGGAGATCGCGCCCCGCGATGAGATCCCGCCCGCGCCACGAGTAGCGCCGAAAGAGGCGCGAATCGTCCCAGGTGACATGGACCTCATCGAACGGCAGGAGCAACGCGGTGTCCTGCCGCCCGGTCGCGCTGCGCCCGGTCGCGGGCAACCAGAGAAACGCGTTCGAGCGATCGAACAACTCGCCCGCGATCGAGCCCAGGAATGAATCGCGGGTCATCCCGGGCGCGGGCCGCATCACGATCGGCGGTTGCTCGAGCATCGGATACCCGTCGCGGATCGCGACCGGATCGAGTTGGCCGATGACCGAGACGATGAACGACCGGGCCCGGGCGACCGCGGGCAGCCCCTGGTAGTCCGCGAGCCCGAGGCGGCGATCGACCGCCCACGAGATCTGTCCGCCGAGATCCGATTCGGAGGGTCGTGCAGCGCCCCACATCCGCGACAACCCGGAACGGAGCCCCTCGAGCACGCGCGGACGATAACCCGCGGGTCAACCCCCGCGTCACCCGGGTGAGAGAAGCTCGAGGGGCGCCGGCGTCACCCGGGTGAGAGGATGGGCCGGGGTATCCCCCGGTGCCCCGAGACGTTAGTCGCCCGGGGCTACCTCGGCAGGGGATAGCCCCGGGGGGCTAATCACGATCGACCGCCCCCGCGACCGGATGGCACCGGGGCGGTCGGCCCTAATAGATCGCGGCGGAGTAGCGCGGCGCCGTGCTCCACCCCCACCGCGCGAGAGTCGCGGCGATGATCGGGGCGGTGTCGATCCCGCCGCTCGGGCGCGACCACACCCAGGCATCCCCGAGCGTGCGCCGCCGAGCCGCGACCGCGGCATCATCGAGGGCCGGTTGCCCGCGGTGCGCCAGGCGCGCGGTGAGCACGTCATCGAAAAACGCGCCGCACGCCTGCCCGTAGGCGCGCCCGCTCACCATCACGAGCGGGGGCACGCTCTTGAGCCGCGAGAGATCCGTCACGAGCGAGCCCGCGGGCCCGGACGGATCGACCGCGACCGCAACCGGATGGTGCCGCGCGACCAACTCGGCAATGCGCCCCGGGAGCCAATCGGTGCCCGCTCGACGGTCCACCAACTCGACGGCGATCCTGCCGTCCGCACGGCCCCCAGCCGCGGCGATCGAACTCGAGCGCCGATCGGGCGCCACATCGAGCCCGAGAGCGATTCCGTCGAGCGGGCGAGAGGCAGTATCGCGGCACCGGATCCAGTCCGCGAGATCGAACACGGGCATGCCCCCGGGCGCCCACCGGTTGAGGTAGGCGCGGGCGAACTCTGCCTCATCCATCGCCGCGAGATCCGAGCGGAGCGTCTCCTCATCGATGAGCGAGCCGAGCGCGGGCATCGTTGCCCGCCATACCTCCGGGTCATCGATCGCCGCGTCATCGGGCGCGCTCCACTCGAAATAGGCGACACCCGACGTCTCGCCCCCCTCGACGCGGGCCCGCCCATCCTCGACGCGCTCGCGGAGGAAGGTGCTCTCCTCGGTGCCCGCGGTGCTCACGATCCAGACTTGCGCATCGCGGCGGGTCACCATCGCGGGCCGAAACGCCTGCATGAGCCGGTCATCGGAGTGCGCCCACGCCTCATCGATCTCCGCGAGATCCAGGGTGAACCCGTGGCCCGACGTCTCGCCCGTCGCGGTGATCCCGTGACTCGAGCCGGTGCGCCATCGGATCGCCTCGGAGCCGTTCGAGCGGCGCACGCGGTACAGGCGGCGGAGGGGCGAGCGATCGAGGATCTCGACTTGCTCGGTCCACTTCTCGCGAGCGTGATTCCGATCCTGCGCGGTGTAGAGGATCCGTTGCGGGCGATCGAACGCGATCGCCCGGTGGACCGCGACGGGTAGCAGGAGCCCCGCCGTCTTGCCTTGCTGCCGCGGAACGGTGACGCGCACCTCGCGATAGGCGGGCACGCCTCGAGCGTCAACCTCGAGGGCGACATCGAGCACGAGCCGTTGCCACTCGAGCGGCGGGGATCCCAGGATCGCCCCGACTCGAGCGACCGCGGGGCCCAGGCTCGAGCGCTTAGGTGTGCGGGGTGTCGCCCACCGGGGCGGGGCGGAGACTCGCGAGGAATGCATCGAGTTCATCCGGCTCCGGGGCGGGGCGCCCGGTGAGGAGTTGCAACCCGGTGAGGTGCACCCGGGCGACGGTCGCGGTCACGTACGGGTTCGGCGCCGCATCGAGGGCCCGGGCGGTCGTGCGCACCGCCGCCAGGAGCGCCGCATCGATCCGCTCGAGGCGCCCGCTCTCGCGGAGGGCCCGGATCGAATGCTCGACGGCGTAGGCGTTGCGCTTGCGCCCGTTCCCCTCGAGTTTCGGGAATAGAACGCCCGTTCTATCGCTCATCCGGCCTTTTCCCAGGCTCCCGGGGAGAGATCCCGCCGAGAGCACTTGTCGAGCAATGACCCCTCAAAAAAAACGGGCACCGATCGCGATGCCGACCGCGAGCCCGAGCGCGAGCACGAGCGCGCAGATCACGAGCATCCCGCACCCGCGCTCCGCATCCGCACCGTAGTGCTCAGTCATTGAGTTCCGCCCGAGCCTGCCGCAACTCCCCGAGCACGAGCGCCACCTTGACCGGATCCATCGATAGAGTCGTGACAAGCCAGCGCATGACTACCGCGTCATGCTCGGCGGCATCCGCCGCCTCGATGATCCCGAGCGCGTGCGCCCGAGCCTCGCGCGGTGTGAGTTGACCGCTCATCGCCCCCCACCGCAGCGTGACAAAGCCATAACCCGACGCTGCCGAGACTCCGGATTCCACGTCGATCCCCGAAGCCTCGGGCGGGATGCGCGCCGATGCGCTCCTCGGATCGTCGTGCTCACCCATCGAGGTACCTCCGGGGCTCGAGATCCTCGGGCCCGCCGTCGCCCACCGGATCGGGCGCATACGCCTCGGGGTGGATCCGCCACGGGCGCATCCCCGCCTCAACCCGCCGAGCGTTGAGCATCCCCATGCAGTCACGGCAGACGGGCTCGCGCTCTCCGCCGATGCGCACCGATGGCACCCGACTAGGCGAGAAGCCAAAGAGGCGCCCGCACGCGGCGCACTCCCCGAGCACGATCATCCAGGTGTGCGGCACGGTCATGCGATCACCTCATCATCGATCGCGAGCACGGCTCGGAGCATCGGGGTCGTGAGGTAGAGGTGGCAGGGGCGCCCGGTCGGGGTGCGCGACTTGCCCCGCCGCACGATGAGCCCCGCCTCATGGAGTTCGTACACCCGGGCCGATGCCGTCTGATGCAGGAGCCCGAGCGCCGCCTCAACCTGCCACTCGGCGCACGGCTCGTGCTCGAGGATCCAGCGCGCCACGTCGCGCCGCAGCGAGGCGACGTTGCCGAGCATCGCTGCGGCGGTCCTCGAGTTCTCATCGCGGTTCGCGGGCGGATCCGCCCACCCCCAGATCGAGGGGCTATCGGCGGGGAGCCGAGCCCCGCGGCGGGGGGAAGCACCGCGGGGCCCGACACGATCGCGCCTCACCATCGCCGCGACTGCGCCCCCAGGCTCCGCCGCGCTGCCAACTCCCCGCCGCGGCGCCGGTTGCAGGAGCGGCAGGCGGGCACGAGATTCGCCCGATCGAGGGGCGCCCCGCCGAGGGCGAGCGGGATGAGGTGATCGAACTCGACGGCAGGCGCGCCGCACCAATGGCAGGGGCCCGCGGGTTTCATCCGGCGCCACGCCCGCCGATCGTACGGGCGCCTCATACGGGGGCCAACTCGCCCGGAACCGAGTACGCCCAGGCGATGCAGGCGAGCGCGATGAGGAGCGCGAGCATGAGCAAGGCGAGATCGAGCCCGCCCGGTCGTTCGCTCATCGGATCCGCCGCTCGCGATCGCGCCGATCCTGCGCCCGCCGCTCGCGCTCGCGCCGCTCGAACGTCACCTCATCCGCCGAGGGCGGGCGGAGCGGATGCGGCACGGGGGTCGGCACGTGATACGGCGCGTGCTCGGGGAGCCTGCGATGGCGCCACGTCGGGCGCGGGATCGCATCCGCGAGGTAGTCGATCGGGAGCCCGCACTCGAGGCAGACGTCCGCGAGGTATTGCCCGGTCACGGTCGTGACCGGCGCAGGCGGCGGAACTCCTCCGCATCCGGGCACGTCGCGAAATGATTCGTGCCGTCGCGATCGAGCGGCGCCGAGCGGCCCGCGAACGTCCGGGCCCAGGCGATCGGGGCGCGGCAGCCGCGGCACCTCGAGATCGAGACGATCTCCCATCCGCCCGGACGGCTCCACCCCGCGAATCGGGCATCCGCCACGATCATCCGCCCCTCGGTAGTCATCGCCCCTTGAGCCCCGTGCCGTCGCAGCGCGGACACGTCACGAGTCGATCGCGGTACTCCGGATGCCCGATGACCCCGGAGCCGTGACAGCGCCCGCAGGTGCCCGGATCGGTGTCATAGACGTCGAGCCCGTAGGCGCGAAAGAGGATCGGCTCGGACAGGCTCGATGTCGGATCACTCGGCACGGGGGGGCTCTCGGGGCCCCGCGGCGAGTTGGGGAGCCGGGGCCCCGAGCCTACCCGGGCCATGCAACCCGGTTTTTCCGCAGGATGCCGCAGGGTGCCGCTCATGGGATTCGCCCTTTCCACAAGATTCCGGAGGTTGTCCACAGAATCCGGGGAGTTATCCACCCTCGCGGTTGCGGGTGACGTAGGCGCGCAGCGCGTTCTCCTCGATGCGCCGCCGCGAGCCGACCCAGACGGTCGGCAACTCGCCCCGCTTGAGGAGCCGCTCGATCGTGTCGCGCGAGACGTCGAGCACCCGCGCCGCCGACGCGATCGAGTAGAGGGTGGGGGTGGATCCACTCGGGCTCTGCATGGCTCCAGGCTCCTCGGTGGCACGCGCGGGGGTGGGGCATCCCGGGAGCCGAGTCACACGCGAGGGCACCTCGGCGCCTCCCCCGCCCCCCGGGGCCCGCCGGGCGGG